GTCCTACCCCTCCTTACCCCTGAGCAGCGGCTGATGGCCGCGTATGGCGTGTACCTAGCATTGGAGCTGATCCGTGAGCGACGAAGAAATCAGGCAACTATTCAAGGAGGCAGCAGCGAAGGAAGGTAAGTCGCTGCGCCAATGGTGCAAGGATAACGGCATCGTCTACGAGACGCTTGTCGGGCGAGAGATTCCATCGGACATCCCGCTGTCCGCCGTCCACGATCACGACGGCAGCCTCTTCGGCAACTGCCCGGTCTGCACAAAAGAGTGAACCCCCTGATGGGAGGCGCCATCAGAGGGTTCGGTAGCGGGCAGGGGGACCACCCGGCGTAGTTATTGTATCACAAATCTTCCTTGAAGGTGGTCGTCGCCTTGACGAAGGTCAGGTCAATCTCACCCGTCGGTCCATTGCGGTGCTTCGCCAGCGACAACTTGATGCGCTCGGTCGCCTGCCCGTGCTCCTGTCCGTTGGGACGCCATAGCAACATCACAAGGTCGGCGTCCTGCTCAATCGCACCAGAGTCTCGGAGGTCAGCCAGTCGTGGTTGGCCTCCTTCTCTATGCTCGGCGGCACGAGACAACTGCGACAGCGCAATCACAGGAACGTTCAGCTCCCGCGCCATCGCCTTCAGTCCTCGGCTGATGTCGCTCGTCTCAACCACCCTGTTGCCCTCCTTCGTCTGCTTCGTCGGCATCATCAGTTGCAGGTAGTCCACGATGATGAGGTCAAGCCCGCCATCGGCAGACAGCCGCCGCGCCTTTGACCGCAGGTCTACGGGCGAGGCCACGGGCGAGTCGTCAATGAAGATGTGCGCCTTCTCCAAGTGGTACACCGACGCTGCGATGCGGGCAAGGTTCATCCCCTCCACGTCGCCACGACGGATGCGGAAGATGTCCACGCCAGACGCACCAGCCATCAGTCGGGTTGCCAACTGATCCTTGCTCATCTCCAGCGAGAAGACAGCGACACGCTTGCCGTGCCTGATCGCAGCGTGCTGCGCAATGTTCAGGGCAAGGCTCGTCTTGCCGACCGATGGACGGGCGGCGAGGATGGTGAGGTCTGACTTCTGCCAGCCCCCAGTCATCTGGTCAAGCGACGCCAACCCGGACAGCACGCCTTCTGCCGACCCTCGGTTGTGTCGTGTCCAGTCCAAGCGGCTCACCGCATCGTCGATGAGTCCGCGCATCTCCGTGAAGTCGGACTTCTTCATCGTGCGTGCGACCTTGTAGATCTCTGCCTCTGCCCTGTCTAGTGCCTCGTCCGCATCGGCGGGGTCTTCGTAGGCAATCTCGGCCACCCGTGTGGCAGCACTGATAAGACGCCGCAGCGTCGCCTTCGTACGCACCGACTCGGCATACGAGTTGGCGTTGGCACTCGTCGGCGTGCGGACAAGGAAGTCAGAGAGGACGGCGTACCCACCGACCTCGTCGATCAACTTGCGTCGCGCCAGCTCGTCGCCAACCGACACGATGTCAAGCGGTTCGCCCCGCTTGTAGACCTCGGTGATCGCCGTCCAGACGGCACGATGCTGCGCCGTAGAGAAGTCATCAGGGTTGATCCCGAGCGCATAGCCCATCGCCTCATCGTCAATGAGGACGGACCCGATCAGCCCTGACTCAGCCTCAACGCTTCTTGGTGGTTGCCGCATCTAACGTCCTCCCCCAAAATAAATTGACTGCGCGTTTGGGAGGCATTCTACCACCCTAAACAGGGTACCAGTCACCGATTGGTATGAACCCTTTGCATAGCGAATCTTGCGGGTCATGTTTCCCCAGAGGCCACAGTTGTCGCAGGTAATTGCGAGCTCCCACTCTGAGTCAACGATTACCCGGAGCTCTGTGTGCCCGTACTGGAAGAGGGCGGAGGCGGACCGCCGACCCTCCTCCAGCCACTCCCTGACCCTGATCTTATACAGCTCAAGGCGCTCCAAATTGAATTCACTGAGTTCATCCTCCATGTCCGTGAACTCATGTGTAATCACCGTGACGCACCAACCGCCACCGCGATGAGGCACATCAAACCAATGAACTTGACCTGCGGCCAAAGATTACGCTTGAACCAGCTCATCGCACCACCATCCGCTTCCCCCCAAACCGGACTGCCGTGATGGCGTCGGTTGGGATGCTCTTGTATTCAGAGGTCTTGGTTTCCCAGACGATTGCCAACCCGAGCTTCTCCGGGTCGTAGGCACGCTTGCCGCCCTTGAGGTGTTTGGTCACCCCGGTCCGGCAGGTCATGACCCTCCTCTCGCCGGTGGTTCTCTTGGTAAACTCCACCGTGATGAAGCGACCACGTGAACCGTTGAGGATCTCAACCGCACGCTCGCGGCTGATCCTGTTATGGTGCTCCCCTGACTTCGGGCACGGGATCGGTGCATCCCCCGCCTTGTAATCCGGGCCGTCCCACTCGTGGTTGCAGTCGTAGCACTTGTATTCGCTCACTTTACTTCCTCCTTCTCCAAATCTTCTATCGCCTTGTGAATGCTCTGCTCAATGACAATGTCATGGCACTCGTCGCATGTCCCGTCGTACCAGAGACCGTCAAGGTCCGGGAACCCACACAGCGAGCACTCCTCGTCCTCGTTGTATGGCTTACGCTTGCGCTTGCTCATGATTCTCCTCCCTCTCTCCTCTCTTCAATTGCTATGTCCTCACGGATGCTCTCAAGCTCCTCCCTCTTGGTCTCCTCCATGCACCAAACGTGGTAGGCAAAGAGTGACTCATCAAAGGCGTGCTCCTCAAAGTCAAGGACAATTGTCTCCCCACATCGCTCGCATCTCTGTGTGTCCAACATCATCTCCCCTCCTCTAGATACCTAATGTACACCCTGTCCGTCCCAATTGCAAGGTCGTGCCCAAGCGCGATGAAGGCCAGCGGACTGATGTCCAGTATGGAGCGCCCTTGCCTGCATGCGCCACAGAAGTCGCGCACGAGGAGTCGGACACTCCTGCCGGTGGTCTTGCTGGTCACGAGGACTGTGGTTGTCTTCATGCCGTACCTGTACCATCCAGCGGCTGCGTAATAACGCTGCTCACCCTTCAGGTAGGGGTGGCACGCATCAGTCCTGCCTAGGTATACCACCCCCTGCGGGCACCTAGCCCCATACCACGTGATTCTATCCGGGATTGACGGCTGCCCCATGATGAGGGCAGCCGTCAGAACCCACGCGATCACTGGATGCCACCGACGTGGTAGGACCAGTCCTCAGTGTCCTCCTCCGCGATCAGTTCAACTGACCCGGAGCCGTGACCCGGTGGCTCGTCACCAAGGATCACCGCATCGTCCGCCTCGCCCAAGGCGAGGGACTCCGCGCTGATGGTGGCCGCATTCTCAATGGCCTCATCGGCGGTTTCAGCCTCAACGATGACCCTCTTGATCAACCGAAGGTTCACCTCTAGGAGGTACCTCTTACTCATGCGCCCCCCTTGCAGGTGCAGGTGCGGTCAACGTTTGTGCAGACTGGGCAGCCCTGCGGCTCCTCATCCTCCGTGACCTCCTCCACGATTTTCTTCTCTAGCATCTGTGCGATCAACTCGTTGGTGCCATCGCTGGCCCCGACGACGATGACCTCAAAACCCAACCCGGGCACGTTCAGCTTTCTGGTACTCATCTCTCCTCCTCTACTACTGCCCTCAGGATGATCCACGATCCCCCTAGGGCCTGAAATACTACACTGAAACCCAGTTCAAGTGGGACCGGTGAACCGGTGCCCGCTATCCAGAGCCCGGCCACGATGCTGATCACGAGTGACGTCATCCACGCCAAGGCAAACCACTGGAACCTGCTCATGACTTCAGTCTCCCAAGGTAGCCGACTGCCATGATGGCCGTCCGGCGTGCCTGCTCCGCGAGGTCGGTTGCCCCGGCCTCGTCTGCTGCCTGCGCAAGTTTCACCAGTGATGACTGCGTTGCAGTGACCACCCCGGTGAGGCTGCTGTAGGTGACCGGGGCCTCACCCGGCTCCTTCGTGAAGAGGTTGCTGTAGCGTTGCTTCTTTGGCATGTTTCCTCCTGCCTGATGGTGTTGGGGTGGCCACAGTGGCCACCCCTGACACCTACCTCCCCCGGTAGTGCCGGCGGAGCCTAAGGTTGACCTCATCCCCGATGAGGAGCCCGACCACGATGGCCCCCATCGTGGAGAAGAAGCCGAAGACCCCACCAAGGACGCTGTCCAAGATGAGTACACCGGCCAGTGCCCCCGCGACCGACGCAAGGAGCGACGCTGTGAGCGCCTTGTCCATGTTGCCTCCTGTTTGAGGTGTCTGCCTCGTCAGTGCCGGGAGACTATCCCCGACAGACGGCCCGGAGGCCGTTTCGGCTACCAGACTTCGCTCTTCTTGGTCTGGCTCTTCTCAGCGTAATGGGCGCGCAGTCGCTCGTCAATCCTGATCTTGATCTCTTCGCCGATCACCCACCCGGTGACGATCGCGCCGACCGTACCGAAGAGAACCAGAACCGAAAGACCAAGGTGGCCATACACTGCGTACGCCACCGCTGCTGCCACCGTGGCAGCTAGGTATGTTGCGATGAACTCCTTCACGTTAAACCTCCATCTCTTGCATGCGGGCTGCGTACTCCACGCTGCCCTTCGTGCCTGCCTTGACCTCGTACCGGGACGGCACGTAGTTGCCCCAGTAGTCGGTGTGGCCTGTCTCGCCAAGGATGCAGATCCCTGCCTCAATGGCGTACATGGCCGCGCGTCCGACTGACCCCTGCAAGCGCCATGCGTGCCCGGTGTCAATCAACTCCTGCAGCGCTTCAACCGAGTCAGCGGCCTCGTCGCGCAGGTACTTCAGTGTGTTCTCCGTGAACATGTTCTCCTCCTGTGTGTGCGCCTGCCTCATCAGTCCCGGGCGGCGAGTCCGGGAGACCGGTGCTGAAGGGTTGCCTATGCACCGGTTTCGGCTAGTACTGACTGTTGCGGTAATCCCAGTACTCCATCATCTTGTCGTGGCACTCACCGCATCGTTGCACTGGTACGTGCTTCCTGTCCCCGTAGAGACGCGGATAAACAGACTTGCTGCTCTTCTTGCACATGTCGCACGGGCGTGCCTCTTTGCGTGGCGTATCGGCCATGTTGAACCACTTTGCGTATTCAACACGTTCTCGCTTTGCCATGTCCAACCTCCTGTTTGCGACGCTGACACTTGCAGCGTCTGCGTCAAGCCTAGGCCCCTGTCAATGCCATGTCAAGGGGGTAGTTTGTGCTCAAATGCATAAGTTCTTTTTTATATGGAGCTGTCCTTGGGGGCACCATCACGGGGTCGGTGTGGGCCCTCAGTCCGGCGGTGGATTCAACGGAGGGTATCCCCAGAGGCCTCAGGATCAACGTTTGGTGGGTGTGGGTGTGTGGTACACAGGGTCAGGGATCATCGCCCGGGAAAAGGCCGAAAGTCAGACCTTGTTGCGTCTGCAACTATCTGCCGGGTCGGGGGGTGACGCCCCCACTCCACCCGCCGACAACCCCACTTGTCCCCACTGACAACCCCACCTGTCGGAGGATACTCCCCCCCAGTATCCGGGGCTGACCCCCCCCACCCCCCATGGAGCGTGCTGAATGCCCGAATTTGTTACGGCCTCCCCTCCCCCGCCAGCATTTGTTACAGTTTGCAATCGCGGGGGAGGAATGCCCCACCGCAATGGAGGACCCCAATGAAAAGGCAGCCCTGGGACCCCACTGAAAAGGAGCCATTACCTCCGCAATAAATATTAAGAAAACTTAATCATGCAACTTTCTGCAAAAACCCTCCGATTTTCTGGTTATATGGGGGGGGATAAAGAGGGGGGCAACGAACCCTACCTCCTAGAGACTGGTCTCACACTAAACTTGGGTTCGTTCCTGGCCGCTAGGCCAGGTTAAGAATAGGGATCAAGGAGAAAAAAATGGCAAAGATGAAGAAGCTCTCCGACGACGAGAAGAAGGCGTTTAAGGAAAAGGCCAGGCAGGTCATTGGTCCAGTTACCCCTCGACCAGTCGCAGGGAACAAGGAAGGCCGCGCCTCAGAGTTCTACAAGGGGTCCAGGTCAAACGACTTCCTGATGAAGATGTTCCCGGTTCTCCCGGGGGCAAACATTACGCTACCATCAAAGCGTCAATCGATTACGGGACAGAAGAAGAAGACCGGCGCCCGTTAAAAAGTTACAAAGTTTCCAGAGGGGGTCCAGTGACAACAGCGGTCAGGAACTACATCGACCGCTGCGCCAAGATCCTTGGCCTTGGTCATTGGGAGATTAAGCTCTCGGAGCAGAATCCACCGGAGGATGCGTGGGCAGACATCGAGGTAAGCCAAAACCTGTACCAAGCAACGATCAGGTTCTCCCCCGACCTCTGGAAGGAGAAGGCGACCGACATCCGCAGGGTCGTCGCCCACGAGTTGATTCATTGCCACTACGCCGGGGTCGAGAGGCTGGTGGACACGCTGGAGAAGCCCTTAGGGACTGCGGCGTTTGAGATTGTCTCCACCGTCTGGGACGTGGAGTCGGAACGGGCAGCAGATTCGCTGTCGACTGTGGTAGCAGAACTCCTACCAATGCCAACGTTTGGAGAGAGATCGTGAAGAAGAAGCAGTCCGCTGCCGACAGGGCGCTCGTCATTGGCGAAGGCCGAAAGCGCCTCGCTGGGATTGAGAACTATGCAATCGGCGTAAACCGTGCGATTGGACACCTTGAGGTCGGGAAGAAGTACAACGTTGGCTACAAGGCCACGATGGGAAAGAACGTCCCGTACGAGGTAAGCACCCAGCTTGTGACCTCCAAGAGGTTTGGCGAGAAGCCGACCACCGGACCAAAGGCATACGCCCGTGCAAGGAACAAGTCCAAGGCAATGCCTGGTGACCAGATTGCTCCAACAGGAAAGAAGAAGACCAATCGAGGGAAGGCGTAATGCCGCTCAAGAAGGGTTCCTCACAGAAGACGATCTCCGCCAACATCCGCAAGGAACTGAAGGCTGGAAAGCCGCGTAAGCAGGCCATTGCCATTGCCCTCTCGGCTGCTGGCAAGTCCAAGAAGAAAAAGCTTGACAAGAGGATTAAAGAAAGATGAAAAAGGGCACTAAAAGTCTCAACCCAGACAATGCCAAAGCCAATGCTGGCGTAAAGAGCCGACCAGCCAGGAACCGACGCGCTGGTGCCGGCACTGTTGCATACGCGGGCACCAAGATCACGAGCGCTCCAGGCGCAGAGCAGAAGCGACGACTCAAGGAGGCCGCAAAGCTTGCAGCAATCCCTGCCGCTGTTGGCGGAGTAGCTCTGTACTCTTTGGTCAAGAGCACCAAGCGATAAGGAGAAAGAAATAATGCCGATGATCGAAGGGAAGAAGTTCCCATACACGAAGGCTGGCAAGGCTGCGGCAAAGAAGTACGCCGCCAAGCACGAGAAGACCGAGTCCAAGCGCGAACGCGAGATGGAGTACGGTAAGCCCAAGAAGGGCAAGAAGAAGTGAAGCCAGGTCTCTACGCCAACATCCACGCCAAGCGCAAGCGGATCGCCGCTGGCTCTGGCGAGAAGATGCGCAAGGTAGGCGCCAAGGGCGCCCCGACCGCCAAGGACTTCAAGGAATCCGCCAAGACAGCGAGGGGAAAGAAGAAGAAGTAAGTGGCTACATTTAAGTTCGGACGATACATCGACATCCACTGGAACGGCTACGACATCCAGGGGCCAGCCGATACCGTCTTCTCCATCCCGGACCAGCTCTACGAGGAGTTCGATGCCGACATCGCTCCAGTAGAGCCGACGCTCCAATGGATTGACACGAATGAGTTCCTGACCCTCAGCAACTCGGTCTCCGTATCGCAGTTGCAGGGTACCTTCCCGATCTCGGTCACCACGACCACCTCTGGCAAGAATGTTGCCATCTCTTCGTCCACCAACCCCGCTGGATACACGATGGTGGCGGATGGTTCTGGTGGCGTCATCTTCCAGGCTGCCTCTACTGGCGCCCTAACCTCCATCGTCGGCGTTGCGCCGATGAGTACCATCATCTCTGGGAACACCGCCTCGGTCATCCTTGATGCCAACTACCAGACCGCTGGGACATATGTTACCAGCGTTGTTGGTACGTCGCCAGTCTCGGCGAGCGGCACGACCGCCATTACGGTCAGCGTAGACCAATCACTGCTCAGTGTTGCAGATGCTGTTACGGCAACGACGCTTCGCACGTATGTGAAGAACTCGTCTGGCAGCACGATTACCAAGGGTCAGGCAGTATACGTCACAGGGGCGGATGGAACCAACGCACTGATTGGTCTTGCCTCTGCAAGCGCGGACCCAACGTCGTCAAAGACGCTCGGCATTGCCGCCAGCACGATGACAAACAACGCCTTTGGATATGTTATTGAGAACGGACAACTCTCAAACATTGACACGTCGTCGGCAACTGCTGGGTCATCGATTTGGCTAGGGTCAACACCCGGATCACTCGTCTTCAACAACCCACCAGCAGAACCCGACCACGCGGTCTACCTCGGCGTTGTTACTAAGGCAAACGCATCTACTGGCGAGATCCTCGTCAAGGTACAGAATGGCTACGAACTTGACGAGCTCCACGATGTGTTTGTGGGCGGCGTCAGCACAGCACTCCCGCTCGTCTACAGCAGCGCCTCATCTGGCTGGGTGGCGCAGGCCCTCACGTCGGTTGGAATTGCAGATGCTGCCGTAACCTCGGCAAAGATTGCAGACAATGCCATCGTTGCTGCCAAGATTGCTACTGGTGCCGTTGGCTCATCCGCACTAGCATCAGGATCGGTTAATTCTTCGATTCTAGCAAATAACGCTGTTGTTGCTGCGTCAATTGCGGCCGCCGCAGTCGGAACTGCTGCCTTAACATCAGGGTCTGCAACTAATGGGCAGGTTTTGACGGCTAACGGATCTGGAGGTGCGACGTATCAGTCAATCTCTGCGCGGGAAGCGAAACTTGTGTCTGGTATTACCACCGTGTCCACATCATCAATCTCATCGTTTACTGGACAGTATATGTTGAGAAATCTTCGATCAGGACCTATTGATATTGTTGTATCCTCGGTAACGTCGGGCGTATTAGGAAACGGCTTTGTTAACATTTCTTCTGCAAGCAATTTAACAAAGATCATTAAAAAGGCTCCGTTCATTGATTGGTCAACATATACAAGTTCTTTGCAAAGCACTGGAACCCCATGCGCAACTGATGGAAAAACTATTGTATCGGCTGACACCGCAGTTGCTGGAACCATCATAATTTCAAGTGATGCAAGGACATTCTCTACGGCAAACATTGGCTCAGGTACATATTTGTTCGCGTATTATGGCGGTGGATTGTTTGTCGTTGGCGGAACATCCGGAAATTTATATACTAGCCCAAACGGAGTAACTTGGACTGCAAGGACATCTGGATTTTCCACAACAACCATACGGTGGGGTACGTACGGAAATGGAACCCACGTTATAATTGGCGACTCAGGAAAACTTTCATACTCTACAAACAACGGAGTAACGTGGACCAACACTAGTCCGTTTGCTGTTGGAAATGAAACTGTTAAATTTGGAAACGGACTATTTATAGTAGTTGGCTCACAATACAGTGGGACACCGCTTTACACTAGCACAAATGCAACATCTTGGACCCAGAGGGCAACGGGAACAGGAGGGGCAAGTCTTAAGGATTCTGCATACGGAACTGGCGGATGGATCGCAATAAGCAATAGCACGTGCTCAAAGTCAATTGATGGAGTAAGTTGGACGTCAAGTAACAACGTGACGGGGACGTATATTGATTTTGTAAACACATACTGGATTGCGTATAATGGAGCAACGGCAAAAGTTTCGTCTGATGGGACAAACTGGACTCAATATACAACGACGAACCACAACGGTAAGGGCGTTACGTACTACCAAGCAACTGATGAGATAATTTCTGCTGGCGGTAACGCAAGCGCTCTGTTCTCATTCCTAAGAACTTCTTCTGGTGCTATTGACGTGGAATTCTTGCCAATATCATACCAATCTATTACGGCATAAAGGAGGACCATGAGATACAGATACGAGGTTGACGAGAATAACACCCTAAGAATTTGGGATTTAGAACAACCAAACCATGATGGAAGTCCGATTATTCTTCAACCAGATTTTCCAGACGCAACCCCGTGGACACGTGAGCAGGCGGAAGAGTGGGCAGAAGACTGGATCGAAATGATGACGAATCCAGAATTTCAATTCTATCCAAAAGAGGGTCCGTTATCTGAAAGGATTTCTAGGAGATCTAGTTAATGACTGAGCTTGCCCCCGTCTTGACGGGGTGCCACGTCTGCCGGAGTCCGCTCGTAGAGGCCATCAACAAGAAGATGCGCGACGGCCTTCCCGATACGAAGATCTCTGAGTGGATGTCTGACGCAGGTCAGTATGTCAGCAGGATCACCCTTGGGAAGCACCGACGCGAACACTTAACTGAGCCGCACGAGAGGCTTCGACAACAGGCAGTCAACGTAATGAAGAAGCAGTCCAAGACGATCAAGGCAACGGGTGACCTTGCTGGACTCGTCAGGGACTACGTCCACAGTGCGGTTGAACAAGGGTTGATGACACCGACGCTCGCGGAGGGACTGCGGGCGCAGGAGATGATCGACCGACGACAGGAGAAGGGCGCCGACCGAGAGATCACCTTGCAGCTCGCAGGGATCTTGGGTGGCACAGGCGCCGCGTATCAGGTACTAGAAGCGAGGGAGATCAAAGCAGTCGAATCGGGGGAGTAGGAGTATGCGTGCGACTGGTCCTTCTTGCAATTCTTTTCTCACTCTCTGCGGGTCCAGTACTCGCACTAGACGACACCAATCTCTGGGATCAACAGGTTGACTCCAACGGCACCATTACCCTTGAGGAAGGTGCCATCACGATCCAGGGATCAAATAATGCAGGCGCTGGGTATCCGTGGCAGAACACGATCACAGCAATCACGACGGACTCCTCCCTAGGAGAGACGGTCTCATTCGATTGGTCCTTCTGGACAACGGACAACGCCTACTACGACAGACCACAGGTTCTTTGGAACGATGTGTGGTATGATCTTGTGAACCACGTCCAGCAGGCCAGCGGGACATCGGAGGGATACATCACCGCTGGCGGCGCCTTCGGGTTCCGTATTCTTTCAACAGACTCCTGCTGCGGCGCTGGTTTCCTCCAAATCTCCAACACGACGTGGGTCGTCGGACCAGCTCCAACACCAACCCCAAACCCAACACCGGAGCCTTCTGTTGATCCATCTCCAGAGCCGACACCAACGCCAGAGCCTACGCCCGAACCGACGCCGATTCCAGAAGATCCTCCGTCGTTTGAGGAGCCTGAAGAGCCGTCGCCAGAGCCAACTCCTGATCCAACTCCTGAACCGACTCCAGAACCTGAACCAACGGTAGAGCCAGAGCCTGAGCCAACCGAAGAGCCAGAGCCAGAACCTACCGAGGAGCCGTCGCCTGAGCCTAGTGAGGAGCCAGAGCCGACTGAGGAACCATCACCAGAACCCACTGAAGAGCCAGAGCCAACCAACGAACTACCAAGCGTAGGGGAGGCGGCAGAGGCGGTTGCTGAGGCAATCGGTGAGGTCTTTGAGAGTCTTGCGTCGATCACAGAGATTGGCAGCGACCTCGACGTAGAAGAGAAAGAAGAAGCGCAGCCAGTCGCGGCGGCAATCATTTCAAGTCAGATTGCAAGTTCAGCGGCAGCATCAGCAGTCCGATCAATGGGTGGAACACCCAGCGGCGGCGGAGGCGGTGGTGGCGGGGGTGGCGATGGAATGAGCAAACCCCGTAGCAGCCGAAAGGGAACCCGCCGTGATTAGAAACATCATTACCGACCTCATTGGTGGAGCGTGGACCGTCCTCGGTCTCCTCTTCGCCGTAGTGGTCCTGCCAGAAGGGCAGACGCAGACCACGATGGCAACACTCTTTGTACTACTGACCATTGGATGGCTCGTCACAGGGCCACTACGCTGGAAGGAATAAGATGAAGTTCAAAGTCAAGTCACAACTCGACCACGTAGAGAAGGGCGGCATCCTTGATGACTGCGGTCCTTCCAGCACGGCTGCTGCCGTGGCGTGGGCATCCAAGTACACCGTTGACCCGTCTGCTGGCGATGGCATCAAGGCGAAGGCAAAGGCAACGGGGTTCGTGGAGAAGGAGGGCGTGTCCGACAACGGCTCGTCCCTCGGTGACCTGATCAAGACCGCCAAGGAACTCGGTGCCAAGGCACGCTATGCCAAGTCGTGGGACGACGTCGTCCTCTCGGCGCACCGTGGTGCCGGACTCATCGTCTGGGTCCAGCAGGCTGTGGACTACCCGCCTGTTGAGATCAGCGAGTGGCACAAGAAGTGGCAGAACTACTGGCTCAAGAAGGACAAGAAGCACATCGCGCAGGGGTACGGACACATGACTGCCTGTGGATGGGACGCCGTGGACGGCTGGCAGTGGGCCTGCCCGACCCGCAGCGGCAAGGGCAAGGAGAAGTTCGGGGTCGTCGTGACTGAAGATCAGCTCAAGCAGATTGCCGCAAGCAAGAAGAAGCAGACGGGCGGCGCACCTCACAAGCACGTCGTCATCGTTGAGTGGAAGTAAGGAGACACAATGTATAGCGACATCAAGGCGGGCATCCGCTGGGTTATTGACAACACGGGCGTAGACGAGGCGCTCATCGAGTTCGGTCGGACCTTCATCACGGTCTCCATCTCGGTCGCCCTCGGTCTTGGCATCCCACTCCTAGACATCACGGGCGGAGACTTCCGCACGGTGCTGTCCGCAGGGTTGGCATCAGGACTTCAGGTTCTCATCAAGTTCCTTGACCCAAAGAACAGCGCGTTCGGGATCAAGGAGAAGTCCCCTGAGGACAAGGCTGCCGCAGAGAAGCAGTTCGACATCTAATGTGGGTCTACGTCGGCGGGACGTTTGACCTGTTCCACTACGGACACGCCGCCTTCTTGGAGCAATGCGCCAAGCGCGGCAAGGTAATCGTGGCACTCAACACGGACGAGTTCGCTGCTCGGTACAAGCGGCCTACCGTCCTCACGCTTGGTGAGCGGATGGAGTCGCTGCGAGCCTGCAAGTGGGTAGACGAGGTAATCGTCAACGTTGGAGACGAGGACAGTGGCGTGACCATTGATCTCGTTAAGGACAAGAAGATCTCGTACATTGCCCACGGCGACGACTGGACTGGTCCGGCACTGATGGAGCAGCTCGGCATCAGCAAGGAGTGGCTGGACGAGAGGGGCATTGAGATGCTCTACATCCCATACACCGCTGGTATCTCTACCAGCGAGATCATTAGGAGAGTCAGTGGCAACCTTCACAGCGATTGTGATTGCTCACGCGGACGAAGCGGGAATGCTTCGGACTGTGGGTGCGCTGCTCGCTCAGAGTAGGAAGCCCGATGAGATCATTGTCCTCGCTAGTGACATTGATCTGGAGGCGGCTCGCAAGCGGTACACGGGTGCCACGTTCTACGCAGAGCCAAACCTCAACGACTGGGGTCACGACAAGCGGGCCAAGGGGCTTGACTTGGCGACATCTGATTACATCGGCTGGTTCAACCACGACGACTCCTACGACCCACACTACATCGCGGAAATGATGTGGCAAGCGGAACTCGGCAACGATGTGGTATACTGCGGGTGGTCCAAAGACTCCGCCCCGCAGTTCAAGTCTTCAAGCTCCACCTCTGGCAACTATATCGTCAAGGTTGACGTTGCCCGCAAGGCTGGATACACGGACCGCCACTACGAAGCAGACGGCACCTTCATCGACAGGATCGCTGCCGTTGCCAATTCCATCAAGTTCCTCAAAGGAACCCTGTATTACCATAACGAGGTGAAGTAATGCCAAAGAGCGCCGCGTGGCAACGTAAAGAGGGCAAGAACCCAAAGGGTGGCTTGAACGCCAAGGGACGCGCCTCCTACAAGGCACAGACGGGCGGGACACTTCGTCCGCCAGTCAAGAAGGGCGACAATCCTCGCCGCGCCTCATTCCTTGCCCGTATGGGCAGTATGCCTGGTCCAGAGCGAGACGAGAAGGGACGACCGACTCGACTCCTCCTCAGCCTGCAAGCCTGGGGGGCGAGCAGCAAGGCTGATGCAAAGAGCAAGGCAGCAGCAATCAGCAGTCGCCTCAAGGCGAAGAAGGCTTGAAGCCACTCAGCAACGATGTTGCTCTTGACCTCGCTCGTGGCAGGTCGGACATTGAGTTCTTCGCACTCCGATGGCTCGGCATCCAAGGCAATCCCGGACAGGTAAATTGGTGGAAGGCGTGCAGTGAAAGAGACGAAACGAACTACCGCCCGCGCTACATCACGACGGTCGTCTCAGCTGGGAACCGTGCAGGAAAGACTCTTGCTATGGCTGTTGTGTGTCTCCATCACGCCCTATACAAACTAGGAATACCGAACCCCAATCCAAACGATCCAGAGTCCGCAGTCCGCTGGTCAAACGCTCCATACGAGTGGTACCACGTAGGTATCCAGCAGGAGACCGCAGAACTGGTCTTCCGCGAAGTTGAGGCAATCCTCGGCGGCAACCACCCAGCGCAGAAGGGCAGGGGCTGCCCGATCTCCAAGGAGCTTGGCAAGATCATCGACACCTCCAAGAAGTATCGCGGAGAGTATCCTTGGATCAAGTTCCACCCCGTGGTCGGTGGGGCCAGCATCCACTTCCGCACCACGCAGGATCGCGCCAAGGCACTGCTCGGCAAGGATATGAACGGCATCTCCTTTGACGAGGCAGCCTTTGAGCCGCACCTCGTGATGATCTACCAAGAGGTCCTCAACCTCCGCCGACTCTCCACTGGTGGACCGCTCCACTTCATCGGCACACCAAGCGAGGGCATCAACGACTACTCCGAACTCTGGGAGAAGGGAAACCCAGAGAACCCAGCGAGGGATGACAAGTTCATCTCCTTCCGCCTCTCCACCCGCGACAACATCGGCTACGGGTTGACGCAGGAGAACTTTGACGATGTGGTTCGCCAACAGGCGCCGTACCTCATCCCACAGAACATCGACGGCTACTTCATCGAGGCGCGGGACGCCTTCTTCTGGAGCCAGTCCATCCTCGCGGCGTACAAGTCGCTAGACGCAGAGATCGCACCAGTGCGGAACCACCGCTACGTGCAGGGTGTAGACCCAGGGATCTCGCACGACGCGACGTGGGCGATCACACTAGACATCACCGACCGCAGGAAGATCCGTGGAGTCCGCATTCGCAAGCGCAGCGGCAAGCAGAGTATCTCCGCAGTTGTTAATATGGTGAGAGAGGGACACCTCCTCTACAGCCAAGACGGCGCCTTCTGCACCACCATCGTAGATTCCACGGGACTCGGTGGCAGGCTCTTCCAGCAGGAGTTCTCAATGATCCGCCCGCTCCGAGGCTTTGACTTCGGTGGCACCAAGGCGAAGAAGGTGGAACTCCTCAATGACCTGAAAGCGGTCATCGACAAGGGTCAGATTGAATTCCCCATTGGCGGTGCGTGGGACGAGCTGAAGCGGCAACTCCTCATCTACCGACTTGACGATAAGAAACTTGAGCAAGACGCCGTGATGGCACTAGCAATCGCCGTGCGACACGCGCTGCGTAATCCTGAGAAGGGCGTGGAGAATCCCACCTTCACCTATTTTGGAGTGAGTGATTAATGGCTAAGG